TTAATACTATTATGGAAAGATTCGGTCGTACTGGTGAGCTAATCGCTCCGATCCGAATGCCCCAATATGGGGATTTTGACGGGGTCAACGATTATCATTCTGCTATGAATGCTATCGTTGAAGCGCAAAGCGCTTTTGATTCATTACCGGCTAAGGTACGTGCCAGATTTGGCAACGATCCTGCCGAGTTCTTAGATTTTGTTTATAACGAAGAGAATCGCGAAGAGGCGATTCGTTTAGGCCTTGTAGAGGCCGCTATACAGGCGCCTGCGCCTGTTTCCGAGCCATCGTCAGATGGCTCAGCACAGTGATTTACTTGATGTAACTGTGCTAGGTGACACCAAGTAGTATATACTGCATTTTTTAGGAGAATTCTATGTATAGTCCTTTACGTCGTAAGCCTGTAAATAAACGCAGTTCAGCGAAGCGTTTTAAGAAGCATGTAGGACACACTAAAGCAGCGAATATGAAGTTAAATCCGATGCGTGGTGGTTGGCGCTTGTGATATGGCTTGTTTTAAGCCTTTAAAGGCTTATCAGTGTTTTGATAAATCTATCGTTTTTACAGAAGCGCGGAAGCATGACATTGTTAGGTCTTTAGAATTACCCTGTGGGCAGTGTGTTGGGTGTCGCCTTGAGAGATCACGTCAGTGGGCTATTAGATGTATGCATGAGGCTAGTCTTTATAAGGATAATTGTTTTATTACATTAACTTATGATGAAGAGCATTTACCTGAAGATTATTCGTTGCATTATGATGATTTTCAGAGATTTATGAAGCGTTTAAGAAAGCGTTATCAGGGTAAGACAATTCGTTTTTACATGGTCGGTGAATACGGCGAAAATTTTGGGAGACCTCATTTTCATGCATGCATTTTTAATTTGGATTTTGAAGATAAGTATTTTTGGCAAAAGACTGACTCCGGTTCAAAAATATACCGTAGTAAGACTCTTGAAGAGCTTTGGCCTTTTGGGTACTCCAGTATCGGTGAAGTAAATTTTCAGTCTGCTGGCTATGTTGCTCGTTATATTATGAAAAAAGTAACTGGTGATATGGCAGAACAGCATTATCAAGAAGTAAATTTTACAACTGGAGAGATTATTCAGCGTAAGCCTGAATTTAATAAAATGTCTTTAAAGCCTGGTATTGGTTATAAGTGGTATCAGAAGTTTAAGGATGATGTTTATCCACATGATTATGTTATTGTGAACGGAAAGAAGTGTAAACCTCCTAAGTTCTATGACAAAAAGTATGCTGATGACTATCCGTATGAATTTGATCAACTACAGTGGGAACGGGAGAAGTCTGCTAAAGCCCAAGTATTTGATAATACACCGGAGCGGTTGTTAGTTAAGGAAGAGGTACTTAAAGCTAAGTTATCTCGTTTAAAACGTAAGTTAGTATAATTATAAGGAGTTGTATATGATTCAAGTTATTGTTGCTATTAAAGATCGTGCTGCGGATGCTTATATGCGTCCTTGGTTTGTACCTACACCTGCTATGGCTGTCAGGTCGTTTATGGATGAAGTTCAGCGCGAAGCTGCTGACAATCAATTATTTCATCATTCTGATGATTTTGATCTTTACGAAATCGGTGTTTTCGATGATAGTACTGGACGTATAACGTCGTATGATGATATGAAGGTTCTTATGTTAGGCAAACAAGCTAAAGCATAAGGTTTTTAACAGGCCTGCCCGATTTTGATTTTTAAATCGGGTAGGAGAATAGGAGCTAAAATGCACCGTAATAAGTCAGTTAATCTGCACCAGTTTGCAATGATACCTAAGGCCGATATTCCTCGGTCGTCATTTAAGATTCAGAAAACCCACAAAACTACGTTTGATGCAGGATATTTAGTCCCTGTTTATGTGGATGAAGTTCTCCCTGGTGATACGTTTAATTTGAAGATGACAGCTTTTGCTCGTCTCGCTACTCCGCTATTTCCAATTATGGATAATATGCACATCGATTCTTTTTTCTTTTTTGTTCCTAATCGTTTAATTTGGGAAAATTGGCAAAGATTTATGGGTGAGCAAGATAACCCTACAGATTCGATTAGTTATGTTGTTCCTCAACAGGTTTCCCCCGCAGGCGGTTATGCAGTTGGTTCACTACAGGACTACATGGGACTCCCTACCGTTGGTCAAGTCGGTGTTGGTAATACTGTAAGCCACTGCGCTTTTTTCACTCGTGCTTACAATCTTATTTGGAATGATTGGTTTAGAGATGAGAATTTACAAACATCAGTTCCAGTTCCATTAGGCGATGGTCCAGATGCTTCACCATCTACTAATTTCACTTTATTACGACGTGGTAAGCGTCACGATTATTTTACTAGTGCTTTACCTTGGCCTCAGAAAGGTCAGTCAGTCACTTTACCGTTAGGTACTACAGCTCCTATCGCTGTAAACAATGCTTTATCTGATGGTACTACTCGTTATTTGACTGTCAATAACAATGCAGGTGTTGCTAAAGGTCTTTATCGTCAGTCTGCTACTGATGGTATTTTTATGAATGCCTCTGGTCCAGCTGGTACACCTTCTTTAGCTTTATATGCCGATTTGTCTGCTGCTACTGCAGCTACTATTAACCAATTACGACAGTCTTTTCAGATTCAAAAGCTGTTAGAAAGGGATGCACGCGGTGGTACTCGATATACTGAAATTATTCGCGCTCACTTTGGTGTTATCTCTCCAGATGCTCGCTTGCAGCGTCCTGAGTATCTTGGTGGCGGTTCTTCTCCCGTTAATGTCAATCCGATTGCTCAGACGTCGGGTACTGGTGCTAGTGGTACTACTGCTCCATTGGGTAACCTCGCTGCAATGGGTACTGCATTGGCACACGCACACGGATTCACCCAGTCTTTTACGGAACACGGTGTAATTATTGGTTTAGTTTCGGTTCGTGCAGACCTTACGTATCAACAAGGTTTGCGTAAGATGTGGAATCGTTCAACTAGATACGATTTTTATTTTCCGGCGTTCGCAATGCTTGGCGAACAGGCGGTACTTAATCGCGAAATTTATTGCGATGGTTCAGCGAATGATGCGAACGTATTTGGTTATCAAGAGCGTTGGGCAGAATATCGTTATAACCCAAGTCAGATATCTGGCCTTTTTAAATCCACGTCAGCAGGTACTATAGATCCGTGGCATTTGGCTCAGAAGTTTACTTCGTTACCTACTTTAAATAGTACGTTTATTCAAGACACACCACCTGTGTCGCGTATTGTTGCCGTAGGTGCAGCTGCTAACGGTCAACAGTTTTTATTAGATACATTTTTTGATATTAAGGCGGCTCGTCCGTTACCTATGTACTCCGTACCTGGTTTAATTGACCATTTCTAAGGAGTTTTTATGTTTGGTATCGATGATGCTATTTTAGGCGGTGTGATCTCAGGAGGTTTAGGCCTTCTGGGTTCGTCTATGACTAATGATGCTAATGCACGTGCTAGTGCTGAAGCTAATGCGTTGTCTCAAAGGCAGTTTGAAACACGTTATCAGACTACAGTTAAAGACATGCAAGCAGCGGGTTTAAACCCTATGCTTGCTTATTCACAAGGTGGTGGTTCTCCACCAACCGCGCAAGCTCCTCCACCTAAGCATGACGTTGTTTCGTCTGCTGTTGGAGGTTTTAGAGGACAAATGGAACGTGAGATACTTCGACAACAAGCCCTCAATTTGGCGAAAGAGGGCGATCTTACGCAAGAAAAGATCGCTACTCAGAAAGAGTTAACAGAAGCCACTAGGATGCAAGCTGGTAAAGATTCTTCTCAGTCAATGTTAGCTGATTCACAGTATGCTTTAAATGTTCAGGCAGAGGCTAAAGAACGTGCTAATAGGCCTCATTGGGAAGAGAACTTTAAAGCCCAAGCTGAGAAGTTGCATCAAGATGTTCAAGAGGCAATACAGCGTATTAAGACTGGTCAAGCCAGTGCTGCTCAATACAATGCTTTAGTTAAACAAATTCAGCAAAAGATAAGGTTATCCGGATATAGTGAGCAAAGGCTTAAGAATATGTCTGAAGCCGAAAAGTCTGAGGTGAAGCAGAAAGTCACACCTTATCTAAATGAGCTTCGTCTTTTAATGGAAGCGTTACGTGGTGCAGGTTCAACCACAAATATTAACAACTATGAGGACTAATATGAAAATACCTTTTTTACGTACTCCGTACAATTATGATCGCGACATTGCAAGCAATGAAAGCGGTTTAGAGTGCCTTGATCCTACTATGGCACAACAGCAATTCCGTGAGGAATGCGATATTAATACTATTATGGAAAGATTCGGTCGTACTGGTGAGCTAATCGCTCCGATCCGAATGCCCCAATATGGGGATTTTGACGGGGTCAACGATTATCATTCTGCTATGAATGCTATCGTTGAAGCGCA